TCTTGTTGTTTAGCAGATAAATTAGACTTGTCCATAGCAATCTTGGCTCCAGTCTGCATTCCAGCAATACGTTCTTGAGACGCAATACGTTCTTTTTCGATTTCCAAACGATCCATCTTTTCTGCCGTATCCAGAGCGACTTTCTGTTGTTTCGTTTGAGCTTCTTGTTGTTTGATCTGCAACTCTTGTTGTTGCATTTGAACGATTGGATCTTGCGCGGCTTGTTGCGCTTTCTGTTGAGCAACTTCTGCTTTGTTTCCTTGTAGGACTTGTTGAGCAGCTGCTGCAGCGAGCCTAGAAATTTCGACTTCTGTGTTTTCATCCATTTCAGCATTTGGCGCTGGGTATGGAACACCCGCAGCTTCTTCAATCTGTTTGCGATATTCAAAAGCTAAGTGATCTTGTATGTGTGCGGCTAGAGCTGCACCCATTTGTTTTGCCATAGGGCTTTGTTGTACTAACGCCATTAGTTTCGGATCTTCCATAGCCGACATATGAACCGTAATATGGGCTTCGTGATCCTGATAAATAAATGCTTTAACAGGCTTCCCTCTAAGGACATCCATGTTTTCTGATACCGGATCACGCGGTTCCTGGTCATCTTCCATTGGTACCAGCTTCTGGGCATTTTTAATTCCTAACACTTCGAGCATCTGACGATGCAGATACGGTAGGTTGTATAGCTGTGGCGCTTGGGCTGCCATCTGCAACACGGCTTGGTACTGCGTAACTTTCTGCGCCATTGTTGCAGCGTTTGGATCTGACACAGGAATAATATCAACCATGTCATAGTCGGAACCCTTTGCACGATCTGAACCTTCTACTGGTTCATACGAATACTCGTCTGGTGTGTAGTCACGGATAATACCTTTAAGAAGTTTAAACTCCTCTTTCATAGAGTAGTGAATCCGCGCCTGTACTGCACTCATGACTTTCAACGTGCGCTCTAGTATGGCTAGTGTCGTACCTACAGGAGCCTGTCCTGACATGTCACTGAGCTTAAGGTCAGCAGCTGAAGCGAATCTACGCCCCTCTTCTACAATGTTACCTAACAGGGTGTACAACACCTGACTTGGCTCCTTGTATGGAAGCGTCATAATGTTATCTTTAATTGTTCCGCTCGTTACATCTACATCTCTAAACTCAGCTGGAGCTATCGGCGTATCATCGCCTTTAACTCTAAGGCCTCTAGTTTTAAAACCACCAGGCAAATTGGAGAGAGTACCAGCATCAACAAGCTGCCTAATAATGCTAGTCCCAGATTTAGCAAAAGCACCGATAAGGTGAATAAGACCAAAAGCGTAAAAACCAAACCCTGGAATATAAGGGTAGTGAACGAAATGATTTCTTTTCTGCTTGGTATCATCCTCTGATCTCCAGTTACGTCTAATAGCTAGTATCTGTCCAGTCTGCTTCTCAATAGTAACAATGTACGGCAGGGCAATACCTGTCTCTTTTCCGTCGTCTACATCTTCATACCCAGCTAGATCAAGATCACATTGAATTTCCAACATTTTGTATCGATCATCAGAAGAAGCTCGGAAGCCCATCTTCTCAGCAATACTCTTTTCAATCTCATCAAACGTATTCTGTGGTTCTGGTAAATCTACATCGAGGTAGAACCCTGCGTGCATCAGCCGTCGCATCTCGTTAGGAGTTTTGCGCATGACATGAGTAACACGAGGCGCTGATCTAAGATCAGATACTCCGTAAGGAACTACAACGTCTTCAGCTGGTACATAAATAGAAACTTGACGTTCAAGGGACGGATCGTAGTACACCTTCTTAAACGCATTACCAGATAGTCCAAGACCCCATAACATTCTCTCGTGCTCGGCTCTGTACTCAGGCATTTTGTCGGTCAGCTGATAATTCATATCATCCTGTACCCGTTTAGCTGCCGCTTTGTTCTCTTTTGTTTCTTTACCAATAATCTGTGTTTTTACAGGGCCAGCCGCTGGAAAGGTTTCCATCATAGTTTCGGCTTGGAACTTAACCAATGCTTCGGATAGGAGTGGGTGATAAACACCACAAGCACCAGGCCAAGGTTCCGTACGCTCTTCTACTTTCATACCTAACAACTCAAGACCATCTACATAAGTTTGTATCCAGTCTTTCCGAGATGCCAAGTCTTCTTCAAAATCTCCAAGCAAATCACTTGCTATGTTTTGCAGTTCTTGCGGATCAAGCTCTTCTGCTAGGTTAGCGCCAAACTCATCATCAGCCATCGCATCAGGATCAATAACAATCTCCATATCTTCCGTCGATATAGTGACGCTTTCAGGGTCTTCGATCTCTATTTCAAGATCAGCTTCCAAGTTCTCTGGCATGGATAAACCGCCCATACCATCTGTATCCCCGATGCCCATTGGAGCTTGATTTACCGCTTTATCTATTGAATTTGTAGCCATTTTTTCTATCCTTAATAATATCCTGGTGAGAACCTTCTAAACGTACGTTCTTCCTCTTCTTCATCCAATGTAGCACGTAGGTATCCACCTTTCCTAAAGCGCATTAACGCCAAAGATACCGAGTCAACATAGTCGTCATGTTCCCCTGCAGGGAATGACGCAACTTCGTCAATTACTTCTTCTGCCCAATGTGTAGGCGGTGCCCATACTCTACCAGACGCAAACATATCTGACACTGCGTTGAGCCTAGTGATCTTGTCGTTACCTTTAACAGGGGTGAACTCCTGTACTGGTATACCCATCGCACGCATTTCATAAATAAGCGGAGCACCGGACGCTTTCTTCTCTATAATTATTGAATCAGGGTTAAATTCATCAACCTGTTCTAGTGCTTTGCGTTTAAGCGCTGGAAACTCCAGCCTATCTCTGAATGCGTCAAGTAAAATTATATTCGCTTCTGTCTTTCCTGTGTCAGGATCTTCTTGATAGAACACTCCCCACGTTGTACACGCAGAATAGTCCGACCTAGTTGTCTTTTCAAACGCCGTATCCCACGATTGTAGTACAAAATCACAGTACGGTGGCCCTTCTTCCTCCCATGTCTGCCACCATTCGCGTTTTACGATGGCTGAAACCTCTGATGTAGGCGATTGTTGGTACTGAGCCATCCATTTTGAGTTAGGAAGCTCCTCTTTTAGGGCAGAAAGCTCGTTCATTGACCAAAATTCAGGCCAAAGTGGGCCTCCAGAGGGCAAAATAGCTGGAAATTCAATAACTTCCCACTCTTCACCGCCTCTTAGCCCCGCTGCCTTGACTACTTGCCCCGTTAAATCACGTTTTGACCACCTTGTCATCACTATGACGATGGCACCCCCTGGTTGTAGTCGCTGTCGAGGGCCGGATGTGTACCACTCGTACACCTTATCGTAGACATCTGGGTTAATATCGGCTAATGCCGCCTCTTGCTCCGAGTGGGGGTCGTCAATAATGAGGAGATCCGCACCTTTACCAGTGACAGCACCTCCCACACCAATAGCGAAATAGTCTCCACCACTGTTAGTCGCCCACCGACCAGCCGCTTTTGAGTCTGATTGTAGGCCAACCCCCGGAAATAACTTGCTATAGACTTCCTGATCGACAAGGTTACGTACCTTTCTACCAAAGCCCACCGCCAACTCAGCTGTGTGGGACGTTTGAATAACTTTTTTGTGTGGAAACTTACCTAGGAACCACGCGGGTAACAGGTATGAAGCAAACTCTGACTTAGTGTGTCGAGGAGGCATATTAATAATTAGCCGCTTACTCTTACCTTCTGCCACTCGCTCGAACGCCGACGCCATCTTAGCGTGATGCCTACCACTTATGAATGTGGGCCACACCTGTTTAACAAACGGTATGAACTTATCCTGTGCCTGTTGCTTTGTTCTTAACTCTTCCAGCTTATCAAGTTCAGCAAGTAACTTCTCTTGCTCGGGCAATGAGAGCATCGGCAGTATCGCCGGAATATCCTTTATGGATATATTCTCAATCGCTTGCTTCGCTGTCGTCATCTTCGTCTTGGTTTTTTACTATAGCTACACCCAGTTCATCGTCGAGGTTACTGTTTAGTGGAGTGACGTCTATCACATCAGCGTTTAGTAGGCGTTTGACCCGCTCCTTAATAGCATTCTCCAGATCATCAGGATTCTTATAGTTGATTGTAATCTCGGACTTCTGCGTGAACAGCCCTATATCCGAATGCTTACCAAGTAGCTCCAACGCCTTTAACTCAAACTTAGTATCCCCACAGTCTGCGATCTCCATTAACTTGTTTGTTATAGCGGCACGCGCTTCAGCCGCATCGAGTCCTAGCTGTGCTCCGTAGGTTCGCAAGAATGTTGCCGCCGCAAACGCCGTATTTGGCTGAGTGAGATTATCCTTTTTGCGTTCCGTGATAACCTCGTCCAACAACTTCTTCTCTTGTTCCGCAGTTTCTTCATCGACTTCTAGTGTAGCACCAAGTTCGTGCTGAAGCTCTACGGTATTCGCAGCGACTGCTAACTCATCTAAAAGTGTGTTGGGTTTCTCGTCTGAGGTATCAAACGGGACTTTGTGTTCTGCTGTAGGATCTACTTTGACGGTTTGAGGTCTAGGCATTGAGCGGTTTGTGGCTCTTACTGTTTATATAGTTGGAGCCTTTATATACTAAACTAATCACAAAAGCAAGAAAGGGTCATTATGGCAAAGTTTGAATGTATTTATCTAGAGTGGGAAGACGCGGTAGCTGAAGCTGATTGGGGTGAGGTTACTGAAGCTGGTTTGTTTAAATGTAAGACTCTGGGTTTTGTTGTCGCAGAAAATGACAAAGCAATATGTGTGGCAGCCGTAGTGTCCGAAGAAGATAACCAATGTAATGCAAAGATCCACATACCCAAAGCATGGGTTACTGTGGAGAAACGTTTAAACATGGATGACCAATAAAAAGAGGGGCACCGAAGCGCCCCTAAAAAAGCACGGGAAACAAAAGGAGGAGTAATAAAACCGTGCTCGCTTTTACTATAGCATACCCAGTCGTTTCTTTAATATGTAGTTAGTTGTGCGTGTGTAGTTATATTGCGCGGTCGCGCAGCGTCGGCAGTACTCAGACCAAAGTGTCATGACACCCTCCTTCAAAGTAAAAAGAAAGATGCGTTCCTTCGACCTATGTCTACTTCCGTCCCTTGTCGGGATGAACGATGTGCAAACCATACCACTCTATAAATTGAATTTCAATACGTTTTGCTTCGCGCTCTCTGGCATGCCACTCCGTCCAGGTCTGCGCGGGTTTCCCTCCGGCTCTTTGCCATTGACAATCGTGATACAACTCATGCACCAAGATATGAGGTTTGTTCTGGTCTGGCCTTAGATACACCACACGAATATTGTCTACACCCGCTAAATAAAAAGTAGCATTCGATGGCGTGATGATTACATCAGGTGCGCAGTGGACGGTGAGTAGAAAGGCAAGTATGAGATCCATGAGCAATATATATCATATTATGAAAAAAGATGTTAGGTACCATAAAGGGGGGGTTTCTGTGTGCGAGGCAGACGGGCACTGGCTGGGAAAAAATAGGGGGTGGGGGGGTCAGCGATTTGGTTTTGTTAGGGGGGGTTTTCTGAAATGAAGTTATTCAATGTGCATATTATTAAGTAAGAGGGGTAGGGTTAACAAAACTACACACGGGGGGGTGGGGGGTTGACATTTAGCCCAATTGTGGTACAATATGGGTGTCGGTCGGGGATGACCGGCAGGGTTACTAAAAGTAACCCTCTTTTAATGTAGTACAACACAAGGAAACATTATTATGTCTAACAAGACCAGTAATACCGTAGTATCTGCCGTATCAGCTAATCCAGTTGATTTATGTGTTAGCGCTGTTCGTAAGGCTATAGCGCCAGTATTCTCAGCTCAGAGAAAATTGGACGGCTGTAATGCCACTCTGGCGGAAGCCTTCGACGCTCTAGCTCTAACCCTGTTACCTGTAGCGCCAGACCCAGACGCTGTATGTTGGGTTAACCTATCTACTGATGACAGGGTTACCCATAACGAATCTTTGAAGGTAGCGGAATCAAAGAAATTAATTAACCTTGCTCAAGAAGCAATCGCGGGACACGTTAAATATCAACTCGGCAAAAAGAAAGTTAAAGCCGAGATAACCGCCGCCGCAAATGACAGCGCCAAGCTTAAGAAAATTCAAAATAGACTTAAGAAAAACGCTAATAAATGGTGGTTGACTATTCGGGAGCTATCTAATGAGTTTATCGTCGAGAAGAATAACGACGGCAACACCAACTCCCGCAAGACCACCGCCGAGAAACGCAAGGCTGTTGGAAAAGCAGCTATAGCATTCAAGGCAGCAATTGAGGATATTAATTCCTCATTGAGAAACAAGGAAGAGAAGGCAATGTTAAAAATCCTTGCTAATTTCCCAATCGTCCAGTAATACCTCGGGAGCCTTCGGGCTCCCTTTTTTTCGCCCAGCTTTTTTGCTGGGCTTTTTTTTCGCCTTTATAAAATGGCTTAGCCTTATTTGTTTTTGTTTTTGTTTTTATATTTTTGATGATAGTTATGTCGAGCCTACTAGGGTTACTTTTTGTAACCCTCCTTTTACTTTGCACCTACGTTGTTAGCAGGATGATAGTTGTGTCGAGCCGTGATGATAGTTGTGTCGAGCCTACTAGGGTTACTAAAAGTAACCCTAATGTTATTTGATTTGCGTAATGTTAGAAAATGAGAACGTAATGTTATCCGTAAGTGTTTGATTTTATTACTTTGTTACAATGTTATAATGTTAGCAAGTAGTAAAGAGAGATTTTTATATTCTTGATCTCTTATGTCCCCCTCGGCAAGTGCAGACTCTCTCACGTAGATTCATATATATAATATTATTTTTACTAACATTATAACAATACACCCAAAACATCCCGCAAAGCCGTTTGCTAGAGCCATTTATAATGTTAGAAAACCAAATAACATTACGCTCAAAAATCTAACATTCTAACAATCAAAAATCTAACATTACCAAACATGAATCGAAAACCTTACTGACTTGACAAATGTACCACAATGTGAGATAATGGTTGTGTAGTTAGGGATATGTAACTACACACAGCAGGGTTACTTTTTGTAACCCTCATTTCAACACAAGGAGAGCGACAATGTTAAAGCCAGAGCAACGAGAGCAACTAGCACAGCTCAAGAGTTTTATACGTGCTAAAGCAATAGCAGATGCACCAAAGACTAGGGTTACTAAATGTAACCCTCAAAGTTCACCACACGTAATCAATCATGATTCGATATTGGCGCAGTATCCGCCCAAGAGTCTGACTAGTTACAACATCAATTACCACGCCATTATTGCTTGCGGTATGGTGGCAGGTGGTAAGCCCAAGAGACACGACACATTCTACTATGGCAAACGTGGGAGAAAAGTATGAATTGTTTTTCATGTGGAGAGTATGTGCATCCCAAGCGGTGGCAACTAGGTTACCGAGTGTGCCTAGACTGTGGCGAGATTATGGCGCGTGCTGTTGTCCATACTCAACTACCACTTAACAAGAGTAACTATGTCTATGTGTCGCCCGATGACACCGAGACTCCCAAGCAACTAAACCCTAAGAGGAGCGAGCTATGAGTACCCGACTTAAATCAAGTAGACCAGAGATAATCCTGACCAAATTCAGCGCTGAAGGAGCGGTAATGAAAGTGCATGTATTGTTACCCGAAACTCACAAGTATGAATGGGGGCAAGATACAGTCGAGGCTATATCCCTTACGAGGGAGCAAGCAGGAGCATTAGCGCAAGACCTTTTGGCATTCGCAAACGAAATGGAGGTAGCAGACTATGATTGGTAAGATTCAAACCAATGCGCGAAGTGCGATGGGATACCATCGAAGTAAGTATGAGCGCGACGCATGGGGAGGTAGTAGACACTCACACGAGTTAACCCGACACCTGAAACACCAAGTACACCGAGAGGAAAGACGCAACGCTAAACAATTAATACAACAGGAGGTAGCAGACTATGAGTAAGACAAACTTTTCAGTAATAGGTATCAACAATGGCGTAGCAGTTAAAGTAGGCGACGGGTTCAATCAGAACTTTGAGACCTGCATAAGACTAGATGATGGAAAACTAACAATAACGCTCCATTATGGGGGGCTAGATGAACCCTTACTTGAGGTAGAACCTGCGAAGTTAGCGTTCTCACATCGTGAGGTTACCCAGTTAATAACGGAGTCGTTAGAGCATGAATGGGGGATAGAAGCAGATGAAGGTGGAGGTAGCAGAGTATGAGTAAGCAAGGTAACAAGACGCGTACACCGATGACTAGGAAAACTAGCCAGTACGCAGAGAGTGACAAGTACCGAGCCACGCCAGTAGGTGAGATGGAGGCGTGGGATTATCAATGGGCAGAACAACACGTACAGGAGGAGCGACAATGGCAAGAGGACAACAAGAACTATTTGGAGAACTAAAGCGACACGAGCGAGAGCGGTTCC